CTAGTCGGTGGACACTATCTGGACACTCCCCCGCATCGGATTAAACCTGATGGCATCGGTTAGGTAGTCAGGCGCAAAGTGCGCATAGGCCATAGTTTGCTTGATATCCTTGTGGCCGAGGATCCTCTGCAGCGTAATGATGCTGCCGCCGTTCATCATAAAGTGAGTGGCGAAAGTATGGCGCAGAACGTGCACTGCCTGGCCCTTTGGTAAGTCAGGCTTTACTCGCTTAATGACCTCTCTAACCTTTGCGTAATTCGACTCAAATACACGGCCGGATTTTTTGGTTAAAATGAGATCCGCCAATTCCTGCGAGATTGGCACAGCCCGCTCTTTGTCAGTCTTTGTTTCTAAAAAGATTGCGCGGTTGCCGATCACATGTTCGACGCGCAGACCTTCAGCCTCACCCCACCTCGCGCCCGTATGCAGGCAGAATAGAGTTATCTTTCTGTCCTCCTCATCCAGTTCAGAGAGAAGCATTTCGATCTCATCCTGAGATAGAAAACCCATACCTTTGCTGGGCGCCTTGAGTTTTTTTAGGCCGCTTATGGGGTTATCGTGGTGGTACTCGTCAACCTCGCTAAGCACACGGAACACGCCGGACAAAATGACCAAATCCCGGTTAACTGTTTTCGGTGTAACGCCGCTCTGTAATCGCGTCGCTCTGTATTCGACAAGAAAAGCCCTAGTGAGCATGTAGGCGCGAGGGTGCCCCATATCCCTGTCTATTTTTTCAAGCCGCTTTTTATAGTCATCGCCATATTTGTGGCTACTGCCGTGGTATCGCCACCACAGTTCTATTAGTTCGAGCAGGGTTCGTCGGTCTGGTGGTTTTCCGATCCATTCTTTCGAATGCATGGTTGTTAGGGCGTAGCGCTCATAACTTTGAGCCTGAGATTTGAAATTAAACTTTTTGCGGATTCTTTTGCCGAGGCTCCCTTTTGGGCGCACATCTACCAGATAACGGCCATCCTCTAGTTTTTTAATCGACATAAGCCCATCCTTTCTGGTAGTCATCGTTTTTTAAATTTTGAGCTATCGCCCACAAAAACCAGATTTTTAACCAGCTTTCCGACCTGATCGGGATGATTTTATTTTGCCTTGCCCATCAGGGGAGAGAGGCGGAGAGACTTGCCCCGCAGAAGGTGCTGTTTTACCTGTCATTAGCCAGAGAGTGTACTTCTCAAATCTTGGGTGATTAGTGATTTTACTGATAACCCCCTCAGTGAGCTGAACGCCTTTCGTTTCATAGCTTTTTAATGTTTCGTAAGGCACATCCAACAGCTCTGCCAAAGCCGCCCTTGTAAGCCCCTCACTCTCTCGCATCTCTCGGATCTTAATGCCTAAACTTGACATATGGGTAACATCTCACCTATTCTTCAAATGGGTAATATGTTACCCATTAGAAATACACCCCAGAACACTCTACAACGTTCTGGGAACCTAAACCGACGAAGGATAACACAGATGAAAGAAGCCACGGAAAGCGCCGCTGCTGACCTCGTCACACCGGAGCTTTTTGCCAGCAGTATTGGGAAAACCCCCGCAGCAGTTCGCCGGATGGCTCAGGAGGGAAAATTGCCGGTGATCCGTATGCGCGATCCCGCCAAGCCGGAGGGGAAAGGCGAGGTGTATATCGTGCTCTCAGAATGGAACAGCTACGCACGGCATTTGGTTAGTGCGGCCAATGCGGAATGGCATGCGTGGAAAGACCGGTTATCGACTGAGCAATCACAATGGAATCCGGGAAAAGGAAAAGCTGATGATGAGTAATCAAAAGCATTTTATTGCAGCAGCAAATGCTGTTATTCAAATGTACGAATTAAGGCAGCACCGCCCAAGATTTTTAGCAAACTCCCCAGCAGAAATAGACTGCGCTTGTTGTGAGTTAATTAATGTTGCTAGCGCTGCTGCATATGCAGGCAGCGAGGAGGCCACAATAATTAAAGCGGCTGCCGACTACTGGAAGCAAACCGGAAATAAACCTGACTCAATATTGCAATAGAGATAAAGCCATGAAAAGGATTTACGCCGAGCAGGTTAATAAACTGCTTGAGGACTTTTATTTTAATAATGAGTTTGAAAGCAGTAGTCGCTCGCTTTCTTTCAATGTCTTGCAAAATGGCATTCATCACGTCTATGGCACGGCATTCTGCTCAGGTGATGATGAGGCAACAGCAGCACTAAAGCCAATACTGATGCAGGTTATTGATGGCGAGGTGCCGCAACCCATCGACCTGACGGAGTGCGCATGTTAATCGTACAAATCACATCATTAAATTTTGCCTTATTCGCCGGCTTATTTATTACGTTGTTTATTTATCATCGTTTCAGATATGGCGGGGCGCTTAAGGATTCAACCAAATGCTCTGGTTATTCTGCAGTGGTTTTTGTTGTGTTGCTTGATGCTTTTATTCTCGCTGCTGGCTGGTCTTACTATTCAGCGCTTTATTTCTGGAATCTGGTTTTGTAAATAAATAAGGGCGGTTTATGTCTGATTTTAGTTTACCAACACTTTCAGGGCGCACGGCGCCAGCTCGCATATGGAAAAGCGCCAGCATTGAGCTCAGCGCGTTTATACGTGGTCGCAAAAACTACTCAAGAATTAAACCGCACCATTATCTCGTTATTCGCTTAGGTAAACGCTGGCGCATTCTGAGCAAGGACAATGGCCGCCACTGGCAGCTAATGACGCATGAAACATATAACAAGGAGTCAAAATTATGACCGGCATCCCATTAACAACAATGAGTGAGCATGTTAGAGCTGAGGCTCTGCGGCGTCTGGTGCAGGATTTTGACTTTAAAGAACGTGAGAAGTATCTGCAGCAGGGCTTATGCCCTGACTGCAATAAGCGTGAAATGTACATAAGCACGGAGCGTCCTTATCTGATTAAGTGTGGCCGAGAAAATAAGTGCGGCAAAGAGATAACCGTGCGCAGCCTTTACCCCGATCTCTTTGAAAATTGGTCGCGCCGTTTCGAGTCAACCCCACAAAACCCCCACGCAGCTGCTGATGCATACCTGCGCGATGCCAGAGGCCTCGATTTAGTCGCTTTCAAAGGCTGTTACACGCAGGAATCATTCGCGCGTGATGGCATGGGCAGCGCCACGGTGAGGTTTACGCTGGCCAACGGCAAGAAATGGGAGCGCATCATTGATGAGCCAGAACGGTTTGACCAAAAAGCCAATTTCATCGGGTCTTATGCTGGCTACTGGTGGGAGTCGCCAGGAATGGATCTGCGCAAGGCTGACAAGATATTTATCACAGAGGGCATTTTTAATGCCATGAGCCTGGTGCAGGCCGGGCTCTATGCCGTTGCGACGCTCAGCAGCAATAATTACCCGTCAATGCTGCTCAGCATGCTGGCCGATGCAATCCCGGACCCAAAAAAGCGCCCTCGGCTTATCTGGGCTTTTGACGACGACAGGGCAGGCCGCAGTCACATCGTTAAGTTTGCAAAGCGAGCTGCAGAGGATGGCTGGGAAGTTAGCGCGGCGCTGCCCACGGAGAACGGCGGCCATCTTGACTGGAATGACTTACTACAGCGCGACAGGCTTACACCTAAAGACTGGAAGCAATACCGCCATAATGGTCGCTTGTTACTGGCTGACTCACCGAGTGCAAAGGCGCTTTTGATTTATCAGCATACCGAGCGCACATCGTTTCATTTCAATTATGGGTTTCGCACCTACTGGTTTCAGCTTGATTTCAATAAGTATATGAGCGCCTTTGAGCGCATTCTTGAGTACGATGCGAAATGCGCAAATGAGGAGGATGCGAGGCGAAAAGCCATTAAAGAAACCGGCATGATCGAGGAGATATCAAACTGCGAATTTAGGCCGCTTTATTTCCAGCGCTCAGAGCCCACCGATGAATCCTGGTACTATCTGCGCGTCAATATGCCCCATGCCCCAGCCATTAAAGGCACCTTTACCGCCAACCAGCTTGCTAGCTCTGCCGAGTTTAAAAAACGCCTTCTGCATATCGCTAAGGGCGGCACTTATACCGGCAGCACCAAGCAGCTGGACACCCTGCTGCGCTCACTGCAGATGATAAAAGAAGTTAAAACGCAGAATTTCATCGGCTATAACAAAGAGTTTTGCGCGTGGATTATGAATGGCGCAGCGGTGAGCGGCGGCCAAGTTTTTCACCTTAATGATGAGGATTATTTCGAGATCCAAAAGGCCAGCGTCAAAAGCCTGAGCTTAACCCCCTCACTCGTTATCAATACCGACCTGAGCCAATTTACGACCGGCTGGCTCAACGATATCTGGGCGGCGTTCGGCGTCAAGGGTTACACCGCTCTGGCGTTCTGGCTCGGCTCCCTGTTCGCAGAGCAGGCGCGTGAAATGCATAAATCCTTCCCGTTCCTTGAGATACATGGCGAGCCTGGCGCTGGTAAAAGTACGCTTATCGAGTTTCTCTGGAAGCTCTGCGGTCGTGAGGAATATGAAGGGTTTGATCCGAGTAATTCCACGTCTGCAGCTCGCGGCCGAAACTTCTCTCAGGTCGCCAATTTGCCGGTGGTGCTAATTGAGGGGGATCGCAACAATTCAAACGATAAGCCATCCAAGCTGCGCACCTTTGATTACGACGAACTGAAACCCCTATATAACGGCCGCGCATCCCGTGCTCTGGGTATTAAAACCAACAACAACGAAACATATGAGCCACCATTCAGAGCGGCACTGCTTTTTGCTCAGAATGCTGCCATTGATGCCTCAGAAGCCATGATGTCGCGTGTTGTCAGTATGTTTACCGACAAATCAAACCAGACTGATATCACCCAGGCGGCCGCGGAGCGACTCGAGCAGATGCCTATGAGCGATGTTTCGGGATTTTTCATTGAGGCCACACAAAAAGAGGCAGCAGTCCTGCAGGAATACGATCATCATTATCGCAAGGCGATGGCCGATATGGCCATCCATGCAGACATAAGACACCGGCGTGTCATTAAAACCCACTCGCAGGTAATCGGCTTTTTGATGGCTCTGGCGCAAGTTGTACCGGTTCACCCATCCCATATCGAGCAGACGCGCAATTACATCTTCACCCTTGCTGCAGAACGCCAGCGCGCCCTGAGTCTCGATCATCCTCTGGTACAGGAGTTCTGGGAACTGTTCGACTACCTCAATGACCAGGAGCAGCACGGAATTAACCACGCGCCAGTAGACAAGGTTGATGAGGTAGCGATTAACTTCAACCACTTTGAGGAGGTGGCAAACACCTACCGGCAGCGTCTGCCGTTCACGTTGTCAGAGATTAAAAAATTACTCAAAAGTGGCCGCGAGCGTGAATTCGTTCGTACAGCCTCAGTGCGCAGTTCGGTGAGCGATAGCTACAACACCGGCAAATCAAAAGAGATGCGCAAGCCTGAATTTTATCATTGTTGGATATTCAGAATTAAAGCGTAGAAAGCAGTGTCTTTTTTTCGAAGATAGGCTGTCTGACTACTGCAGCATAAGCAGCTGTCAGGCAGGTTTTCTCAAGTGTATGCAAAAATAGTTGACATTTTGTGCTACCCCTACTTAGTGATGGACATTCACTTACTAAACTGAGATAGTGGGCCATATTAAACAAAAAAAAGTCTAAGTGGGGCGAGTATGATCAAATGGTATCGCTTTAAAAACTTCTACTCATTCAAAGATGAGCAATTTGTTGATCTAACTTTAAAGGAAAACTCTTCAGAGTCACCTCTTGATCAACATTGGGGTAAAGACCGGATTACCAAGGTTCTTGCAGTTATGGGTGCTAATGGTTCAGGCAAATCAAATATGATTAAGCCTCTTGCATTTCTTAGTTGGTTCTGCAGCGAATCATTTAAATCTATGGATAACTCGGATTTGCTACCTATTTATCCTCATATATGCAATAAAAAGGAGCCATCAGAAATTGAAATCTGTTTTGTTGATAGCAGAATAACTGAAGAAGATGCAGATCATACAGAGTTTAAATATTTCTTAAGCTTCAATAAGAAAAGAGTTTTGCATGAGGAGCTAAAATATAAATCTAGTAGATTGTTTTCTTCTGTCTTTTCTAGAAAATATGACGAAGAATTGAAGGGTTACAAAGTAAAAAGTAACGCTAGTGATTTTCCAGTTAGTGAGTTGAAAACTGTACCACAGAATGCATCAGCTATATCTTACTTTCAAAGAAAAGAAAATAACATTCTGGCTGGTGCAATGAGTTATATATTTTACAGTATCGAAAACAACTTGAATGTTTTTGGTAAGTCTAGTTTTGATTATGGCAAAGTCTTAAATGCTACAGAGTGTTATAACGCCGAGCCTGAGGTTTTCGAAAAAGCAAAAAAATATCTTACAAGAATGGATTTTGGATTAAAGGATATCAGAATAAAAAAAGAGGAAGTAATTGATAAGGTAACGGGTGAGTCTGAAACTAAAGTATTGCCATATGGTATTCATTCGCATGATGGTGAAGAGTTTGAGGTGCCATTTATAATGGAATCAACTGGTACTCAGGCCTGTTACTACTTCATTTATAAACTTGTTTCTGCGCTACATTATGGTGGTGTAGCTGTTATAGATGAGCTGGATAGTGACCTTCACCCATATATGATTCGAGAGTTGCTTGACATGTTTGCCAATGATGGCACTAACAAAAGTGCATCGCAGCTAATCTTTAGTTGCCATACAGCAGAGATACTTAAGTCTGTAAAAAAACACAATGTTTACTTGGTCGAAAAGACAGATAGTGTAAGTGAGGCATGGCGCTTAGATGATGTTCAGGGTTTAAGAAGTCAAGATAACCTGTACTCTAAGTACATAACAGGTGCATTGGGCGGTGTACCAAACATTAACTTCTAAAGCAAAAAGGGATTTTGAAATGGCTAAGAAGAAAGTGGTGCGCCGCGCCATTAGTAAAACCTTGTTATTGGTAGGCGAAGGGTATGCCGAGAAAGCATTCCTTTCGCACCTAAAATCTCTCTTTTCAAATGGAGCTTTCAAAATAACTATTGTCACGGCCGGAGGTAAAGGTCCAGAACATGTAATTTCACATGCAATTTCTTGTAAAAAGTGTGATGGATATGATTTTGTAATTGTTTTACTGGATACGGACATTCAATGGCCAAGAACATATGTACAAAAAGCTATGTCTGCTGGCTTAAATCTTGTGGGTTCTGATCCATGTCTTGAGGGATTACTGCTCGATGTGATTGGAAAAGTAAAGTCGCCTACTAACAGTGGCTGTAAAAAATTACTTCATCCAGTCCTTTCAGGATCTTGCACTGAGCGTGATAGCTACGCAAATGTCTATACACACGCTTTGCTTACAGGCACAACAAACTCTAAAATTCAATTTATTATCGATTCGCTTAAAGGGAAAGAGCAACGTTCCAACGTTATATAAATTAAAAACCACAATGAATTTTCACAACTACATACCGAATAGACTTTTAGAATGAAAAAAACCGCAGCTGCGGTTTTTTTGTTAACTGGTCTGTAGCAAATCGAGGGCAAATTGTCGCTGCTTTGGGCTCAACTGGCCAACAAGCTCTTTTACAAGCCTGTCCGTTGCCATTGAGCTGGGGCTCAAAGTGTGTGAAAACGTCAGATTTAAGACGTAGGTATGGCCACACTCAACGTTTGAGCACGCGCAATACAGATCACTGAATTTGTCATCCTTAGACACTGACCTGCGAATTACCGCGGGGGATTTGCACTCAGGGCAAAATAGTTTCAAAACGCGCATATTTATCGCTCCTGCGTGATCGCTTACACAATCCCACGATTTTAGCGCCTCTTCGGTCATTTTTCGCTGCTTTCCTCGTCAATTGCGAAAGTTAAATGCAATCTTTGTGGGATTTCTGGATCGTCATTCACTGCGCGCATGAATTTTCGCTGCAGTGGCGCGATCTCATTCTTTTTGTATGTTGCCTCAGCCTTTACCGGATCGCCCAGGCCTGCGGCGTTCTGCGGAATGATGCCGGCAATGCCAGCAGGGAAGCGATGAGCTGTCAGAACGTCCTGCGCCGTGATGTTTTTGACGTTCGAAAATTCATCTTTGGCCGTCACCTCACCAATGTTGATGAGTTTCACGCCCTCTGGGTTGCCCCGGGGATATTCACATAGAGATTAGAGAAGTTGCCTACGCCTTTTGACTGCTCAATTTTGGATTTGATCTCATCCTCCACCTCGGCGGTGATATTCGGATCGTTGGTGTAGAGAATAAAGCCCATATGCGCACCATTGTGGTAGTAGCGACGACGAAAGATAGTGGCCTCTGAGTTAAGCAGTACGGAGTGAATGCCGCCGATGTAATCCGGGAGGCCGTAAACCTGCTGCAGCGGGTCATGCGATTTAATGAAAATGATATCCTCGGTCGGGTAGATCAGAGGCTCACCTTCCTGCAGAACCACGTAATCACCGGACTTTCGTCTGCGCAAGTACAGCGACGGCAGCGGGTGCAGTCCAATCACGTTGCCGAAGAAATTACGCAGTTTAACGATAGCCAGATCCCCGCAGAGCAGATAGTCGAATATTCCCGCCTCAATCTGGTCATGATTGAGGCCGCCGCTCACATAGCCGGACGTAAACATATTGCGCCTGGCGTACATAACGCCACCGTGCTGGCCGTTGAGATTGACCAGCTGCGAAAGCGCAACACGGTCGATAGGGAGTCGCCAGTGGTCAGCCTTGTTGTCATACCAGATGTTGTAATAGTCGGTGCCGGTGGTGAGGATGGGCTCTGGCTCGCCGAACGTTATCACGCTACTGCGTCCGAGGGATAACTCCTGTTTTTGTGCCGGCGCAGCTGCTACCTGCACCTTATGTGTTTTGTTCCGCTTCTTCATGCTGCTTTTCCAAAAGTCCAGGTGGAAGGGCGCTCAAATTCATAATCGAGCGGCTCGTTAATCATTGCGTGTGAGATGGCAAAAAAGATGTCGGCGTGGCCGGTTTTCTCTGAGCGCTCGGCGACAAATGTCATTTTTCCTCCGCCTTTCGTTATTGCTCGTCTGATGGCCATAAAGCTCGGAATAATCTCTGCGCGGTCGCCGCTCACCTCATCAATGGCATCAGCCCCCCACTCAATGCGGTTACGGTCAATCGTGTCGATCATCTTCAGAACGAGATCATTTTTGCTGTCCAGGGTGTAGTGAATCGGCCTTGCCTCGCGTGGAGCGAATTTTGAAACGAGCTCATACACGCCGCGCCCGATGCCAGTGATATCAATCCCGATATGCGTGATATTGAATCGCCGCATAATCTCTTTTATCTGTTTCGCCTGATGCGAAAAGCTCAACCCCTGCCAGTGGTAGACCGCCAGCACCCTGAACCGCTCCACGGCATATAAGGGCGGAGCAATCAGCACAAAGGTGGAGTTGTCGCCCGTTCGTGCCGGATCGAACCCTGCCCAGACCTCACGATCACCAAACGGCCGGTCGGCCGTGGGGTCATAGTCTCCCCAGCGCGCCGCATCAACGGCGCAGCGCTGCAGCTCTGTGAATTTGAAAACGGCGTCTTTGCTGTCAACGAAAACGCACATGTAGAGCATGTTAAATGTGGTTTCGTTGTAGCGATTTCGCAGGCGCTTAATATCAACCAGCTTACCGAGACCGCCAGCGATGGCCATTTCCATCGTGATGACGTATCGCCAGAGCGTATCCGGGCAGCGCTGGCCGGCACCTTGCAGCGCTTTGTCGGTCGGGAACGGGATCACCTTACGTTTCGGATCGCCGTCCTTCCAGTGGTCGCCCGTCCAGACGTCATAGGCCTCATGCGTTTTCGCGCTCGGGGTAGAGAAATACGTTGTCCTGAATCGTGACTGCGTGGTCATGGCGCTGGCCACGTCGTGCAGCTTTTTGAAGCGCGGGATCCAGAACACCTCATCACCATAAAGGTGGCCGTTAAATCCCTGAGCCGTGCTTGAGTTGGTTGAGAGAAAGCGAAGAACCGCGCCATTACTCAGTTTCACCTTGTTGCCGGCGCCGCTCAGCGTGATGCCGAAATGCTGCTCAGCAATCTCAAAAATGTACTGTTTGAAAATCTCTGCCTGCGCCTTAGATGCAGAAAAAAACACCTGGTGATCGCCCGTTGTGACCGCATCCTCGAACGCCTCAAAGGCAAAGTAGTAAGTCATGCCTATCTGGCGAGATTTGAGAATAAAACGCCAGTCCTCATACTTGTGGTTGCGGCAGTAGAGCTGGTAATCGAAAAGATGTTCGCGCGCGAAGGTGTCCAGCTGCTCGGCCGTGAGCCCGGACACGTCATTTTTGCGGTATTTCTTGCGCTTACGCTCACCGCTCTCATCGGTGGCGCCCGGGGTGTCGCGCTGCGCCCTGGCGTTTATCTCAGCCATGCGCTCGGCGTGTTTATTGCGCTGCCCGATGATTTTTACGTGATGCGCGATGAGGTCGCGCAGCTCCTGCAGCTCGAGCTCGGTTTTATTACTCTTATCACTCAGCGCGATATAACGGCGAGAAATGGCCTCCTCAATGGAATCGTGCGCGATCAGGTCTGCCCAGCCGAATTTTTCCGCCCAGTTATAGATAGTTCTCTGCGGTATATTTAACTCTTTTGATATTTCCGCAGGCGTCATGCGCCTGACATAAAGAGTTTTTGCCGCAAATCTGATTTCTTCTTTATATTTTGCCATGCGCTTATTATGTCGATTATTTCATTCGTAATTGCTAACTATTGTTTGGATTAATTAAGTTAATGGCGGTTATCCTAATATTTACGAATTAAATGCGGTGCGTGTTGGTAATAATTAATAAATAATTCAACCATTGAATGAATAAGGGCTGAGTTATGACGACGCAATTAGTCTCTGACTGGATTTGTATATGCACGGCGGGAACGTCTATCGACGGGCGTCCGATTGAAGAGTCCTGGCTGCTTGAAGCGGCAGAACGCTACGACACCAGCTTTTACGTGGCGCTCATCTGGCCGCATCATACCGAGTCGCTCAAAGAGCGTGAATTTTATACGCCTAATTACGGCATCGTTAAAGAGCTTAAAACTGAGCGCGTTGACGGTGATTTAAAGCTGTACGCGAAATTTGCTCCAAACCAGTTTTTAATTAATGCGAATAAGGAATCTCAGAAACTTTTCACCTCCTGCGAGTTTTGGGAAAACTTTCAGGGGCAGGGGTTCACTTATTTGCAGGCGGTCGCCGCCACCGATGTGCCGGCAAGCGTTGGCACGGACATGATGAAATTCAGTGCCCAGATGCGTAATCAGGGCATACGGTTTGGTAATTCAAATCAATTTTCTCTCGGTGAGTTATTACCGGATAAACAGCCGTCATTAATTGACCGGATTATTTCTGGAATGACTACCCGTAAATATACACCTGAAAAACCAGCCGAGGAGACGGATCCGATGAATGCGGAAGAATTGAAAGATACGTTGCAGCAAATGCTGAAGGCCGCAAAGGCTATGACCGATGCAGCCAAAGGGCGCACAACCGGCGATGTTGATGAGGCCGCCGACGAGGTGCGCGAGCAGGCGGAAGATATTGCCCTGCTGGCTGAAGAAGTGGTGGTACTTGCCGAAGACGTGGCCGAGAACCCTGAGGATGAGGTAGCAAAAGAGGAGTTCACCGCGCGCCGCGCCGAGCTCACCGCACTGATTGACGATATGGGCAAAGGCAATCGGCAGTTCTCAGCGCGCCGTCGTCGCGCCATGCTGGCGTTCAGCGCTAACCGTAAACCGGCACAAAAGCCGTCTGAAAAGCCTGCAGGGAGCCAGGACGACAAGCTCGATCAGGTCATTACTCTGCTTTCCGCTGCGGTCGGAGCCAGCAAAACGCCGCTGCCGGGTAATGCCCCTGGCGGTTCTGAAGCTAAACGCACCGTGCTGTAAACGGATTACACCCAGGAGTAAACAATGTTACTGACCCCCGAAACAAGATCGCTACTGGAAAGTTTTACTGTAGCGATGGCGGAAACCTACGGCGTGAAAAATTCGCGCCAGATGTTCTCGATCACCCCGCCAATGGACACGAACCTGCGTAAGGCCGTTGTCGAAAGCAGTGAGTTTCTGCCGCTGCTCAATATGCTCACGGTAAACAATATCACCGGGCAGGTGGTGGCCACCGGCAACCCCGGTCTGTTTACTGGCCGCAAGGCTGAGGGGCGCTTTAGTCGCAGGCTCGATAACAGCGGGAATAAATACCAGCTGGTTGAGACTGATTCGGGCGCGCACCTTGATTATTCCACGATTGTTGCGTGGGCGAACGCCGGCAGCGAGGACGAGTTTTTCCAGAAAATTCAGGCATTCGTCAACGTTTCCTTTGGGCACGATATTTTGCGTGTGGGCTTTAACGGTACGCACGTTTCGGAAGGTGATACCGATCCAGAGAAATACCCGAACGGCGAGGACGTCAACAAGGGCTGGCAGGCCATCGTCAAGGAGCGCTCACCGGGCCAGGTTATCACTGATGACATTACGATTGCCCGACCACGCAACGGCGCTGATTTTATCGGCCTGGACGCTGCAGCGAACGACCTGCGCCAGACGCTTATTCATCCTGCATTCCGCAACCGCCCTGATTTAGTTGTGCTCGCCGGCCGCGACCTTATCGCTGCTGATACCACCTCTCTGCTCAACGAGATTGACGCCCCGAGCGAGAAGGTGGCCGCACAGCTGATTAACCGCAAAGTGGCGGGCATGACGCTCTACTCCCCGCCGTTTATCCCGGACGGGCAGCTGATTGTCACGACTCTCTGGAACCTGCACGTCTACAACCAGAAAGGCACCGGCTACCGCCGCGCCGACTGGAACGACGACCGCAAGCGCTTTGAGAACAACTATCTGCGTTATGAAGGTTTTGGCGTTGAGTACGACGAGCTTTATGCCTCGTTTGACCACATCGAAGTGCTGGATCCTGATGCAGAAAAAGAGCCAGAACCGACACCGGGCGGCGAGGAGTAAAACATGGTTACACCGGCAAAACGCTGGCAAAAAAGCCAGCAGGCGCTCAAACGGCTGCGGGAAGGTAAGCAGATGAGCTGCTCAGCGCAGGACCGGCGCGCGGCCGAGTTCGATTTTGAGCTCGACCGTCGCTCTCTGAGTGAGGCGGGTGAGTCTTTTGCAGTACGCGCCGAAATCAAGCGCGACAGGCTGCTGCCAAAGTGGCTGCCGCAGGTTAAACGCTATCTCGATGCCGGTGAGGTTTACCCGTATCCCCCGCTTGTTGGGTGTGCAATCTGGCTCTTTGACGTTGGCGATTTTGATGCCGGCATCGACTACGCGCTCAAGGCCATCGAGCAGCAGCAGCCTATGCCGGATAACTTTTCCAGCTCAATGGGCGCGTTCGTGGCCGATACCATGCGCGAATGGGCAGAGTCGGAGTATGCCGCCGGCCGCAGCGTCGAGCCGTATTTCTCGCGTGTGTTCAAACTCGTGGTCGAGTCCTGGCAGCTGCATGAAGAAATCACAGCCAAATATTACAAGCTGGCCGCGCATCTCGTTCTGCGCGGTGAAGATGGCCTGCAGGCCAAACCGGCAGCATTCAGCAATCTCGATACGCTGGAGCTCGCGCAGGAATTGCTGCAGAAGGCCAGTTCAACCAGCAAAAAGGCAGGGGTTGGCACCCTGCTGGATAAAGTGACCGCGCGCATTCGTGCGCTCAGTCGCGAGTAACGACTGCCCCCGGCAGAGCGGGCGCGGTGGAGGTGTTGAGCTCTGAGGAGCTTTTCGGGCCGTGGAAACCGGTCAGCCCGCTTTCTAACAGGAGTGTAAGCGATGAATCACCCGTCAATGCCGTTTAGCGGTCGGGGAATTGAATACCAGAACGTCCCCGTTAAAAACGGCATCTCTTTCTGGCCTGACCTGAATCTCGCAGAGTTTCAGAAGCAGCGCGCGCTGCCGCCAAACATGGATAACAGCGTGATGGTGATTGCACTGCTTGCCAGCGTGAAGGAAATCAACGACGCCCTGGGCGATGTTGTGCGCACCCATAGCGCCAAAGGTTATGCGACGGCGAAGGATGTGCCGGGCGCGAGCGCCGGCGACGAAAACGAGCTCACTGCGCAGTACAAAAAAGCGGTTTACGCCCGGGCGAAAGCCGACCTGATGGGGGAATTTCAGACCATTGGCCGGCGCGACACGATACCCGGGCAGGAGGGAAGCGACACGCGCGAGAGCCTGCTGGCTGAGGCCTCGCTTGTGCTGCGCAATATGCAGGGTTACGGGCGCGTGGGGATTTACAAAATATGAGTGGCCAGCTTGAAAGCCTTACCGGGTATCTGCTCAGGACAATGCCTGCGCGCATACACGGCACATTTCAGTCCGAAACCGTGGACGTGCAGCTTGTCTATTCATCAAAAGACCTGGGCGCGGGGCAGCGCCGGTGCGGCCTTGCGCGGCAAACAATTGAGCTCAGCTGGTACGCCTATCCGTACCGTGAATACCCGCCGGTACTGCTTTACACGCTGGTGATGGCATGGATCGAGGGTTATGCAAACGCGTTTCATGACGAGCTGCAGCTGCCGGCACCGTCCGTTGACCCCTCTCTCGATACCGAGCAGGGGCGCGGCGATGTGACGATCACCCTTGAGCTGGCCGAGGAACTTGTTATCGAGGAGCACCCGCAGGGTGAAATCGAGCTCTACGGCAGGCGCTGGACGCCGGTTTGCCCGGAGGTCTGGACGGCAGAAACGTTTGAGGTCATGACCGGCATTAAGGGCGGCGGTGATGCTGAAGATTGACGGCGGTCTTGATCGTCGCCAGCTGAGCGAGTTAAAGCGCGAGCTGGCCAGGCGGGATTTACCCCCACGCAAGCGCCAGCGCCTGCTCTGGCGTATTGCCAAAAACGGGATTATTACGGCCGCAAAACGCAACCAGCGTCAGCAGCAATCCCCGGACGGCACGCCGTGGCCAAAGCGTAAGCGCGGCAAGCAAAAAATGCTGCGCGGCCTGCCCCGATTGCTGGCCGTGCGCGACATGCCCGAGCGTGAGGCCGTTGTGGTTTACCTCAGGGGCAAAGGCGGCAAGGCGCTTTCGGCCGGCGTTCTCGGTGGCATTCATGCGCAGGGCGCAACCACAACCGTGAGCGCGGCGAATCTGCCCACGCCGGTACAGAACGGCCAGGCGACCCGCAAGCAGGCAAGCGCACTGCGAAAGCTCGGCTATAAACGCCGCGAGGGCGGGCGCTGGGTTAAGGCGTCAGCCTCCTGGATAGTGCAGAACCTTTCCCGTGCTCAGGCCGGGCTGATTATCCGCAAATTAAGCGGCGGTACGCCAAAGAGCACCTGGAAGATAGTTTTACCCGCTCGCGCCTTTCTGGGCGTCAGCGATGCGGAATTTAACAAGATTATGGCGCGGCAGCTGCAGGCCATTGATTTCGGCTGGCAGGTTAACGCGCAGGACATTAAGGGGAAAAACTCATGACATGGCCAAGCGTGGACATTAACGCGATTAACGGCAACTCGGGCGAGGTGTCTGGCGTCGAGCAGATCATGCTGTTCGTCGGCCTGGCAGGCGAGCCTCTCGGGAATTCTCACCCGCTGCTCGCCGTCAGTGCAGAGTCCGATATTGACGACGTGCTGGAAAAGGCCTCACCGAATTTGCTGGAGCAGGTACGTGCGGCACAGCTGAACGGTGGCCAGAACTGGGGCGCATACGTCCTGTTGGCTGAGGGCGAAACCGAAGACGACCCGGAGAACCCCGACGAGCCAGTCTTGACAGCACCCGACTGGCTCAGCGGCATCGAGCTGGCATTGAGCAAGGTCGGCGTTGAGGGCGTGCTGCTGTGTGATGACATCACAGACAAATCTGCAGGTCAGATCCGCATCAATGCGCTGCAGGCGCTGCGCGCCTCGGTTATTAGTTCGCTCGGGCGTCGCGTCTGGTTTATCACCACAGTGGCCAGCCCGACGGCGCTCGAAAAACCGCTCGACTGGGCGGGTTATCGGGAATTTTTAAACGACCTGCAGGAAGGTATCAAAGCCGACGCCGTGCAGCTCGTGCCGTCGCTCTGGGGTAACGAAGCGGGCGTGTTGGCCGGTCGCCTGTGTAATCGCGCCGTCACGGTCGCAGACAGCCCTGCGCGCGTGGCAACGGGTGAGCTGCTGGGGCTCGGCATCGGCAGCAGCGATCTGCCGGTCGATAAGGACGGGGTGGAAATCAGCCTCGCCTATCTCAAGGCGTTTGAGGCCATTCGCTACAGCGTGCCGATGTGGTGGGCAGACTATGAGGGCATGTACTGGGCTGACGGCCGCACGCTGGAGGCAAAGGGCGGCGATTACGAGGCGATTGAGCATCTGCGGATCATGGATAAGGTCGCGCGCCGCACTCGCCTGTTAGCCATTCCAAAGGTGGCCAACCGCACGCTCAATACCACGCCGGTGAGCATTGAAACGCACAAAAACTATTTCGGCAGGACGCTGCGCGAGATGTCGCGCACGACCCAGCTCGGCGGCGTGACCTTCCCGGGCGAAGTTGAGCCGCCTAAAGAGGGTGATGTGACCATTACCTGGCTCACAAAAACGCATGTGGTGATTGGCATTATGGCGACGCCTTACGGCTGCCCTAAGCAAATCACCGTCAATATCGGCCTTGATCGTTCACTGGAGGAGTAACGAATGACACAGCGCATTGGCGGCATGGATTTCGATGTCACGGTCGGCACGGATTTGATCCATGTTGAATCTGTATCACTGGATATCACGGATAACACGGCCGTGGCGCAGTCTCGTGGCGTGCCTGATGGATATGTTAACGGGGACGTGGCCGCAGAGGGTGAAATTGAGCTCGATGAGAAAAATTTTGCCTCCCTCAATGAGCAGGCACGCGCGGCAGGTGGCTGGCGCGCCCTTCAGCCGCTCGACATGCTTTTTTATGCCAGCGCCGGCGGCCTATCAACAAAGGTGGAGGCGTTCGGCTGCAAGCTGATCGTGACTGCGCCGCTTAACTTTGATCCGAAAGGTGGAGAAAAGGCGACGAAAAAACTCAAGTACCTCGTGACCGCCCCGGAGTTTGTACGCATTGATGGCGTGCCAATCCTGAGCGAGAGCGACCTGCGCGGCATTGTGGGGTGAACCGTGAGCAGCGCAACGTTGATCGCGCTGCTTGTCGCCATCGGCGTGGCCGGTGAGCTTTACCGGTTACTTAACAGCGACGAAAAGCTTACCCCGCGCGTGCTTGTCAGCCGGTGCCTGCTGGGTGCGCTGGCATCGCTGGCCGTACTGGCGGCAAGGGCGCACAAGCCTGATGTGGAAGATGTCACTCTTGTGGGGCTCGCCTCACTGGTCGCCGTGCTGGGTTACTCCTTTCTGGAGGAGCCCATTAAAGCCGGCGTAAGGGGATTGTTTAAACGACTTTTTGACGGGAGCAAACGCGATGACACTGAGTGAAAAACAGCAAAAATTCACCGTGATGATCGGCCAGTTCATTGGGTGGGCAGATAAGAACGGCTACGGCCTGACCCTTGGGGATGCCTACAGAACACCGACCCAGGCACAGCTTAATGCGCAGGCCGGGAAAGGCATCGTCAACAGCTTGCATATTTTGCGCCTGGCCATTGATTTCAATCTTTTTATAGATGGGAAATACCAGGAGTCAACCGAGGCTTACAGGCCGCTGGGTGAATACTGGGAGTCTTTGGGCGGCGTTTGGGGCGGGCGTTTCAGCAAGCCTGACGGCAACCACTTCAGCCTTGAGCACAACGGGGTGAAATGATGATTAGGGGCTGGCTTTCGAATCTTCTGCCGTCCTTGATCATCGGCCTGACGGTCGGCGCGGCGGCAACCTGGAAAGTTGAGAGCGCACTTGAGCACCGTCTTGATGGGGCAATCCTGAGCTCTGAGAGCGAGCGCCAGCGCCTTATCAATGACATTTCCGATGCCTCAGCCAACAAGCTGGAAAAACGCCTGCAGCAGCTGCATGCCAATGAATTACGGGGGGAGCGTGTTTTTAGCCTGGAAATTAACAATCCGATTTTCGGTAGCGAGTGCGCTACTGATGATTATATGCGGCTGTTCAATGAAACCAGTGAAGCTGCCGAGCGCGCCTTATCAGGCGAATCTGACACAGGAATGCCCGGAAACGCTGCCGAGATTAAACGGTAAAACCGGGGCTGATTTTGATGGCGTGATGCGCCCGCTGCGCAGCATGTACACCGACTGCGCGGCGCGTCATAACCAGTTAGTACGTGAAATTAAACAAAGAGAGAATATCCCATGGCCGATAAGCAAATTATTACCCTGACCGTTGCTGGCACCGAGCTGCATTTCGAGCCGAATCTGACCGCCTATAACCAGCTGATTAACTCCAGCGCGCGTGAAAAAAATGCGGTGGGCGTGGTCAATGAGTACCTCGTGAAGATTGTCACGCCAGACTCGCGTGACGCGCTCAAAGAGCTGCTGAAACGCCCGGGCGTAGGGATGCAAATCTCGCAGGTCGTCAATGATGAATACGCGCCGGCGCTTGATATCGAAGTAAAGAAATAGAGCGAATAACCGCTCATATCAGAGAAAACAGCTACGAGCAGCGCGTCTGCCTGCGCCGGCATCTTTTACCGGTGCCGGCAGACTATGACGACGAGCCCCCCGACAGCGCGGTTAATCTCGGCCGGGCGGCCTGGCTTGCTGAATGGCTGTATGAACAAAACGTTAACGCAACCGCCGAGGGCGTCGCGTTCGCTCTCACCGGGAAGCGCAGCTCATGAAAGAATTATCCTTTGCCCTGAACCTCAGAAACGGCCTCTCTGCCCCGCTCGGGCAGGCGCAGCAGTCCGTTGATAAGTTTTCCAGAAGTACCTCTGCAGCACTAAAACGCGTCGCCGGTGGCGCGTTTGGTGTATGGGGAACGGCAAAGGCGCTGAATGGCTTGCTGCTGCCCGCCAATGAGGTGCAGTCAGCGCTCGATATGCTTGCCACGCGCAATGTGGGCGCGGATGCCCTGAAAGCTATCCGGCAGGAAGCGGCGCAGTTCAGCACTGAATTCGGCGTGTCGGCCGTCGGTTTTATCGACTCGGTGACAGAAATCCGCTCGGTACTCGGTGGCCTCAGCGATGCCGAGCTTCCGCGCGTCGCGCTTGCCACTAACACCCTTGCTGCAGCACTCAAGACCTCAGCGAATGACGCGGCCGGTTACATTGGCGCGCTGGCCGGTCAATTTACCTCAGATGTGGATCGCATGGGCAACGTGGCCTTTGCTGAGAATATCGCCTCAAAAACAGCCTGGCTTGTGCAGAACACCGGGCAGGATATGGCGCACATTCAGGCGCTGCTGCAGGGCGCGAAAGGAACCGGCACGGGCTACGGCATCGGCATGGACGAGCAGTTTGCCGTGCTGGGCAATCTCGGCAACAGCCTCGGCAGCAATGCCGGCGGCGTGTATGACGCTTTCCTGAAAAACGCTAAAGCCGGTGCCAAAGAGCTGGGCGTGAGCTTCACCGATGCGCAGGGGCAGCTGCTCGCGTTCCCTGACATCCTCGACCGGCTGCAGGCCAAATATGGCGACACGGTAGCCGGCAACATTCCCCTGCAGGAAAAACTCAATAAGGCCTTTGGCAAGGGCTCTGCGGCGCTTATTCGCTCGTGGGGAACGGCTGACAAGCTGCGTAAACAGATTAAGGCGCTTGCCGGCACACAGGGGCTGGGTGGCGCAAAAACGATGGCTGAGAAAGTGGCCGATACCTGGGACAAGTTAGATCAGAGTGGCAATCGTATTAAAAACGCGTTTGGTGGTGCGCTGCTGCCGGTCTTTGATCCGGTTATCAACAAAGTCACCCAGTTGGCCAGCGGTTTTGCCCGCTGGCTTGAGATGTTCCCGAATATCACCCGCTGGCTGGGTTATCTGGTGACTGGCATCGCAGCGCTGACTGCAATCACTTCTCTTTTCGCGCTGATGTCCGGTGTGAAAGCCGTCGCGGCGTTACTCGGCATGGGCAAGGCTTTCTCGCTTCTCAATCTCAGCCTGCTGCCGACGCGGATCGGATTACTGGCACTCGGCGTGCAGGCCAAAGCTTTTATGCTCTGGTCGGGCGTCTGCAAGGTCGCCACGCTGGCCTGGAGCGCGGCGCTCGGCGTGGGCGCCATCGCCATGAAGGTGTATGGCGCGGCAACGATGTTTGCAGGCGTGGCCATGCAGTTCTTAATGAGTCCGATCACGCTGATTGTGCTGGCCATCGCCGCGCTGGCGGCGGGTATCTGGTACGCCGTGAGCCACTGGGATGAGCTCAAGGCCGCCATTATGGACAGCGCGCCCTTCCAGTTTATTTCTGGCGTGCTTGACGCGTTCGGCACGATGGCCGGCACGGCCGTCGACAAGGTTAAGGGCGTTTTTACCGGGCTCTGGGCATGGCTCAAAGGCACCACGATGAACTCAATAAACTGGATGATCGGGAAGCTTAACAAAATTCCTGGGGTGAATATCGATACCGTCGGCGGTGACGCGGAGATTGAGCCGCCAAAACTGTCGCCGGTCGCTGGCCTCACCCCGCCACAGCTCGACCAGGGCGGCGCGGGTAAGACAATGGGCGGCAGCACTGTGAAAACCGACAACAGCAAAACCATCGGACAGGTCAACGTGTACCCGCAGAACCGCGAAACGTTCGACTCCCTGATTGAGTCCCGGGAGCTATACGCAGGATGAGTAAAGAACTCTATTTCGACCTCAAAATCATCGACGGCAATTTTGTGCTCGACTCGGGCAATGAGCCGGTGCGCTGCAATAACCGCGAGAGTATCGCGCAGGACGTGGTGCACATGATTATTGAGTCTGAGCTGGCGAAGCTGCTCGTCGGTGAGCGCAGCCCAACGCTGCGCTACGACATCGCGCAGCAGCTGGAGCTGCTTGTTGAGTCAGATGATCGCCTTGTGCCAGGCACGGCGCAGCTGACTGAGCTGAAACTCGGGAAATATTTCATCACCGCCACGACGCGAGATTTTGGCTGCATTGAGAAGGAACTGACGCTATGAGCAACAGACCAGACCCGGATTATGAAAGCATTCTGGCGCAGAACGGAATGCCCGTTACCGAGGCGCAGGCGCGCGATGAGTTTAATGAGATCGTTAAAGACGCCGGCCTGATTACGAACACCTCGCGCATGAGTCCGTTCTGGCGACTTATCACGGCCATTGTTACCGCGCCGGTGATGTGGCTCAAGGATGCGCTGGTCAATATCGTTATGGCCAACATGTTTCTGGCCTCGGCGTCGGGCATGTTTCTGGACCTGTTCGCCTGGGCGGTGAATCTTTCCCGCAAGGATGCCACGGCAGCGGCCGGCGTAATTCGTTTCACTAAATCGGATCCCGACCGTGAAATCACGGTACCGGCGGGAACGGTCATTCAGACTGAGCGCATTAACGGCAGGGTTCACCAGCTCGAAACGTCGGAGGATTTCACCCTTTCAGCTGGCGCGGCCAGCGCGCTTGTGCCGGTCACGGCAACCGATGAGGGCGCGGCGAGCAACCTTGCGCCGGGATATTTCCGCATTCTGCCGGTGGCCATCGATGGGATCGCAAGCGTGGTCAACGAAGAAAACTGGCTCATTACCCCGGGCGCGGATGAGGAGAGCGACGACGAGCTGCGCGACCGCACCAAAAACCAGTTTAACCTGGTGGGGCAGTATCATATTGATGCCGTTTACCGTGGGATGATTAGCGGCATTGCCGGCATCACTACCGACCGCATTTATTTTCAGCATGACGCCCCGCGCGGTCCTGGTACCGCCAACGTGTTTTTGCTGCTCGATGCCGGCGTGTCAAGCGAGCCCTTCATCGAAACGGTGAATGACTACGTGATGACGCAGGGCAATCACGGCCACGGTGATGACGTTCTCGCGCTGAAGCTGCCTGAAACCGTCCACAACCTGAGCGCCACAATCTACCTCTACAGTTCGTCACTGCTCAAAGAGGAGGCGCTGGAGCGGCTGCGCCTCGATATTGCCGATCTCATTCGCTGCGCGTTCCGCGAAAATAATGATTACGACGTGCAGAAAACCTGGCCTTTTTCGCGCTTCTCGATGTCGCGTCTGGGCGAAGAAATCCACCAGACCTTTAAAGACGTTGAATCGGTTGTGTTTGACGCCGGCGACATTCTCAGTGATTTGAACGTGCCGCGCCTCGGCGCGCTTGAGGTGGGCTATGGAGAATAAATTTCCTGATATCAATCTGCCGGTCTGGATGAATAAAGGCGAGCCGCTGACGCTCGCCCACGCCTCAAAAACGTGGTGGGAGCGCGTGCGCGACTGGCTCATGTTCCCCCTGGCGCAGATTGACGTTGATACCTGCGACGAGCAGCTGCTCGCCCTGCTTGCCTACCAGCGCGACGTTGAGCGCTTCCCGGGCGAATCGCTGAGCCTTTTCCGTCTGCGCGTGAAATATGCCTTTGTGAATGCGCGGGACGCCGGCTGCATGGCGGGCTTTTCCCGGATATTTGAGCGCCTTGAGATTGGCAAGATTGAGCAGCTCGAGCGCCAGCTGCAGGATGAATGGGATGTGATCCTGATACGCATTAACGACGAGCAGCTGAGCCGCGACAACACGCTCATGATGCGCCTGGTTAGGCAGTATGGCCGCACCTGCAGGCGTTATTTTTTCGACGTCATGAATGAGAACACGGATTACATTCACCCCGGGCATTTTGACTGCGTGACCTGGTTTGATTATTACAAGCTCACATTAAGGCCGAGCGCCATTGTGCCCGAGCTTGATGAGGTCTGGCTGCTGCCCGGGGAGGTGAAAACGATCCGCGTGGACGTGCTGCCCGCCGGGGTGGATGACGCCACGTTTACCGCCGACGTTGATGAGCCGGGTTTCTGCTCTGCCGAGGTGGGCGACGGGTTTGTGACGCTCAGGGGGTTGGATTTCGGTACCGCGGCGGTCACGCTCAAAACCACTGAGGGCGGCAGAACGGCGACCATTACGGCCAGAGTGGTGGCTGGTGCAAAGGTCGACTTTATTCTCAGCTCTGCCACTTCACCAGTCTTTTACATGACCGCTTCTAACGGCGTGCTGGTTGACTGGGGTGATGGCGATATCGGCGAACATTATTCAACGACGTCAATACAATCGGGGTACGCGCCAGATCCTGACAGGCTGACCACTGGCGAGACTCATACCCTGACAGTTTACAACAGCGAAACGGTAACCTTCAGCCGGCAAGCCACAATCAGCCATACCAACAGGGTAGAAAAAATTCACCATTTTTGCGGCACGCGATCCAGTGCCAGTTATGCCTTTTACAGGCAAAGCCTGCTCAGTGACATTTCCCCTGGTGCTTTTGTGCTGCCAAATGCAACCGATCTGAGTTATTTCCTTTCCGAATGTTCGAACGTCCAAGCACTACCGGATGATTTCCTGACGGGTGACACACCCGTAACCAACATGGAGGGGGCATTCAGGCAGACAAATCTGGCAAGCCTGCCGGCCGGGTTTCTGAGCGGAGCCAGGCGGCTAAGTAATGCCTATCGTCTTTTTGGATATTGCCCTCTCAGTGTCGTGGAAAAGGGGCTCATGGCTGCCTGCAGCGAAACGCTCACCAACCTTAACGCGTGTTTTATGAACTGCGACCAGCTGACCACTGACATTAACGATATTTTCAGCGCGGAGAGTTACCCCCGTATTACGAATGCAGGTCTTTTGTTTTACAGCTGCGTACTGGTCACCGGCTATGGGACGGAACTAATGAATAAAATGCCAGCCATTACCGTACACAACCAGATGTTTACCTGGTGCACCAGTCTGTCTGATTACAGTGAGATTCCATCCGGCTGGCGAATGTCACCCGCCGCTGGCCAGGGAACAGGAGAATAATTAATGTCGAGTGTAATTACTGATGCGTTCCAGGAATGGAACGTAAACAAGATTCTGGCCAGTGAGCCAGCCGTGCCCGACCAGATGATTTTTGCTCTCATCCCCGGGCTGGACGCGAGCGAAGAGATTGATCCGGGCGAAGGGATGCCCGCTGATGCGCACATATCCCACGCGCACACTATCACCCGAATGGGAAAGGTCAGTGAAAATGCCGTGGTGTACTCCGTTGTCCTCGATAGCTCAATTGGCAACTGGTCATATAACTGGGTGGGGCTGGCTGACAGCGTCACCGGCACGGTACTGATGATTGTGCACTGCGAGGAGCAGCAGAAAATCAAAACCAGCGGTGGCCAGCAGGGTAACAGCCTCATCCGTAACATGGTGATGGAGTTTGCCGGCGCGGCAGAGGCCACGCAAATCAGCGTCACACAGGAAACCTGGCAGATTGACTACAGTGAGCGTCACGCCGGCTCTGATGAGCGCGTGCGCGCAGAAAATATCGATGTTTACGGCGTGGCTGCGTTTGACGGTGACGGCTTTCTGGTGACAGCTGCAGACGGGAAATTTAACGTCGCGCCGGGGCTGGGCTACGTTCACGGCCTGCGGTGCCATGCCGCTGCAGTCACCTCACCGGGGCCGCTGGCGAACGCGACTAAAGTCTGGGTTGATGCAACCTGGCAGGGAACGCCGACCGGGGCCTGGTCCGTTACGTATTCGCTGCGCGTCGCGCCTGAGCTTGAAAGATACGAAAAAGACGGCTTTCAGCATTATGTGTTTGCGATTGCTCAGACTGATGCTGCCGGCAACATTACCGACCTGCGCCCGCCGTTTCCCCTGCAGGCGCTTGAGCAGGTCGTTGATGAGCTCGACGTCTACAGCAAGGAAGAATCGGATAAGCGATATCTGCACCGGGCGAATAACCTCTCGGATATTGATGACAAGCAGAAAGCGCGGGAAAACCTCGGTATTTATTCAGCCGAGGAAGTTGATAAGCGATGCCCGCATCGCGTGGGTGATGTATTCCTCACCAGTTCGGCTGTAAACCCTGCCGAGAGCTGGCCGGGCACCCAATGGTCAGATATGAGCGGCAATTATAGCGCCAGAACTATCATGATTGGCGCAGAGCCCCTGCAGACTGGCGGCAGCGACAACGTTACGCTGTCCGTTGACAATATCCCCTCACACGGTCACACCCTCACTGGCTTAAAAACCAAAAAAGCCGGCGGGCATAAACACGGATACGATAAATATCAGAAGGGAGGTACGCAGGATTCCACCAGGGTTTCCGTGGACAACACGCGCCTCGGTATTGAGCAGGATGATACCCAGGAAGCAGGCGAGCATGACCATGAGCTTGAGGGGGAAATCGGCAAAACTGGCGGTGATAAACCTTTTTCCGTGGTGAGCAGCTTCGTCACGCTGCGCGGCTGGCTGAGAACGGCATAAGGGCGGCGTATGTGGCAATCAAAAAAACTAACCGTGACCGGCGACGCCGGGGCAATTATCTGCAGCGTGCTGGCCATAAGCCCGTGGACGCCAGGCGCGGGAAAAAAGGAAAGCTCTGGCGTGTACCTGAGCCCAGAGAACGCCATCGAATGGGCGGCCAAAAAGCTGGCCGGTGCGCCATCCAGTCTGGACGTGACCGCAATGTTATTCAGTGCACCAACGCTGCCGGCGTTTGTTGATGTGCTGGCAGCTGCCGCCGCCATTTTTCCCGTCACCCAGCTCACGCAGGTCTGGCGGCGCGCCGGTTCGGCCTTAAACCTCCTTGAAACGCGAATGCAGATCCCCGCAATGGCGGGCGGTCTGCCTGCAGCCGCAGCGCTTTCGGTGCCAACAATGCGCCAGGCCGGCGCGGCTCAGGCACTCATTTCAGCTGCAGGCGGTTCACTCCCGGGCATCGGTGAGGCGCTCGCAGCCTTTAAAACGCAGCGCGCGAATCTTCTGGCCGACGCGCAACAGCAGCTGCAGCAGCTTTCTGGCCAGAGTCTGGCCGTTCGAACGGTGTCGACCGTTCGCAATTCGGCCGGCGCCATACGTGAAATGCGTGATGATATTCCCGCACCAGACCACGTGTTTACATTGTGCCTGGTGTTTGCGGGTGACGATTTATCAATGCTGCGGGGGATGCTGAAAGATGAATGACCGGATTGATTTTGCCCTCAGCGGCCAGGCCATTCGCATGAAAAATCTTGAGGTGTCCGTGTCGATGCGCATTCAGGACAAAGACCAGTCCGGGCAGGCATCGAGCACGGCCAGCGCGCAACAGGGGATTAAGGCCAAAGAGCTGAAGGTGACAGGCTTGATCCCTTACGACGACGAGGAGCAGCTCACCCTCCTGTATGCGCTGGCAGAGGCGCAGGACAGCGCCGGCAATAATGCGCGTTATCGCGTCAACCATGATACGGCCAGAAAGATAAAATTTCGTGAGGCTACTTTCACCGGTGATGTTTCGGCTTCAAAGGCATCCGACCTGCTTGCCTGGCAGGTGTCATTCAGCCTGCGCGAATATTTCAGTGTGGCAGAGAAAAAAGCCGAAATGCGCGCCGGTAGTAACGGCTCAAAGGTGCAGACGACACAGGGAACAACGGCCGCGACCGATACACCGGAGGAGCTCAGCTGGTTTGAGAAGGTGCTCAAAAAGGTCGATACGGCCATCGGTTCATATGACGGGGGTGAGGTATGAAAACGACTGCAGCGCTAAAGATTGGCGCTGATTTGGTGCATGTTTCTGACTATCACCTGCTACTTGAACTCGGTGCGTGCGGCCGGGGATATCTCACGGCTGAGCTCGATGCAGATTGTACCGGCTCGCTGGTTCGCTTTGATCTGGGCGTGGGTGAGAATGTTTATCGCTGGTTTACCGGATACGTGGAGCGTTGCGGTGATGCCGAGCGCGGTTTTAAACGCCTGTTTGTGCGCGAGCTGGCTGGCTCGCTAAACAAAGTCTGGCCGGTGTCGCTGCAGCACCCGACGCTGCGGGAAGTCTGCGCGGCTCTCTCAGCGCTCACAGACCTGCAGTTTTCGGTACCGGCTGCGGAGTATGCTGATACCAAAATCCCCCACTTCAAAAGTGCAGGCAAAGGGTTTGCGCTACTCGACAGCCTCGGCGGGGCATTCTCGATCCCTGATTACTGCTGGCAGCAGCTGCCTGACGGCGTGATTTACGTCGGGAGTTATAACGATTCACGTTTTGCCCGGGCAGACGTTGAGATCCCGACGGACTTTATCAAAATGGGCAGCGCCGGCAACGGCGTGAAGCTGGCCATCATTCCCGCAATTCGTCCGGGCGTGGTGGTGAACGGGCAACGCATCACCCAGGTGGAGATTGAGAACGGCGACATGCAGCTGCGCTGGACGCCAAAAAACAGCGCCGGTCAGCCTGCATGGGAATCCCCAGAAAAGCGGCAGATTGATAAAGCCTATCCCGAGCTTTCTGCCGGTCTGCATTTGCCACGGCGCGCGCGCGTAACCGGTTCGCCTGATGCGGCGGCGCTGGGTGACGTTCACGATCCATTCCGGCCGCGCTATGCCGCCAATCTGCAGCTGCTTGACGCTGACGGCAATGATGCCGATATGCCTGAGCTCATTGCCGTGCCGCTGCCGGTACCGTTCGCCGGCAACGAGGGCGGCCTTTTTCAGTTCCCTGCAGAGGGTGCCATCGTTGAGGTGGGATTTTCTGACGGTCGGCCAGATAAGCCGATGATTCGGCAGACGCTGCAGGATGGCCAGACGCTGCCAGCAATACAACCCGGCGAGCAGCTGCAGCAGCAGCGCGCCGGCGTGAGCCAGAGAATCACCCGCGAAGGGAGCTGGCAACGTGAGACAGACCAGGCGATTGAGGAGAGCAGCGCTAGCAGAGTGGTGGTGAGCGACAGCGAAAGCCGACAGACCACCACGCGCACCACAACCGTGAAAGGCAACGATTCGCTCACCGTTTTGGGCTCGGTCACGCTAATGGCCGGTGCCGTTCTGCAGCTCTCGGATGGTGATTACTGTATCGGCGCTGAGAACAAATTCGCGCTACAGGCGAAGCAACTGCAGCAGGATATTGAAAGCGATGCCGTCCTGACGGTCGGGGGCGCGCTGACAGAGAAAATAACCGGCATTCGAAAAAGCGTGGCGGCCGCTCAGGTTATCAATGGCCAGACGGTCAATATAGGCGACGGGGAGATCAATATCCTCGACTGCCTCACCGATACGCTCGACGTGCTGCAGGAGTTGGCAGAGCTCACCGCGCAGCACGCGCACAGCAATACGGGCACGCCGACCAACTCAGGCGCAATAAGCGCCAACGCCCAGCGACCCGGGCAGCTCTCAGCGAAATATAAAAAGCTCATCGCCTGACCCTCACTAGCCCACTTCGGTGGGCTTTCTTTTGCCCCCTCCTGGCAACGCCCTCAGCGCGCCTGTGGTGCGTCACTTCATTCGCACACGCATTTACACCACCTCGTTACGTTGCGTTTAACAGTGCGCAGCTGAGGCCGCAGAAACGCGCGGCGTAATCGCCGAGACAGACGGAAAAGGCGCTACGCCCCCCGCGCCTGCGGTTTTCGCGTGCAGATTGTTTTGCCATATTTTTTTTGTGCCATTCATGGGCTCAGGCCGCGCGGTATAAGGGGCGCTGCGCCCAATCCCGTTTGGCAACGTTTGCACGTTTTTGCCACGCCTTGCCGGTTATCACTGGTCGCCACGGATCCATGATTTTTGTAAGTGATTGATTAAATTTACAGAAATGATAATTCCGTCATTCTGGCCATAACGGGTAATAAATCACGCGAGGGCGGCACACCGCGCCAGCACTGGATAGGTGGGTGCTGAGCGGTGGCAAAATAGTGCGGCGTTAATTCTGGCGTGCAACGGTCTGAGGCTCGGCCAGGCGGCAGCGGAAAATCCAGCATTGCGTCGGTTCGCCGGTGATTTTGCTTGTGACGGTAACCTCGCCTTAATCACCATGACAATGACCACAGCATATAAACGGTTATGTAACAGATACACCAACAAAACAGGCCAAAAAGCACCCTATAGAGAGCCTTTAAAAAGTAGAGGGGGAGGGTATCGGAAAAGCATCACAAACATCACAACGAAGAAATATATTAATTATATTATTGATATTATTAATAAATATCTAAATCTGAAAACATCACAAAAGCCTCACAATATCATCACGTTGTGATGTTTTTTTCTCTCACAAATGGCTGCTTATAACTGACTGATTTTAAAGGCTGTGATGTTTTGGTGATGGTTCTGTGATGGTTTGTGATGAAATGACCATCACAAGATTAAGCATATAAAATCATAGGCTTACATTCTGTTTTGCAGGCCTGTGATTGTTGTGATGGTTTTCCGACGCCCCCACCCGCTCAATGCCCGGAGGGGAATCAAATTAGTTAACAATTCAGACGGTTGGCAGATAATCACCCGGGCAGGCTATGCCGACAGATTGTCATGATTTATACTGTGTTTATATACAGTGCTTGATGAGGGGGGATTTATGCCGCGCACATACGAGATAGAAGGGGCTTTTAAGAAAGCCATTAAGATAGAGCAGAACGGCCGCAGAACGGTGCAGACCAGTGATTTTGTACGCGAGCTCAGGCGCTTTAATTGGGATTGGACACCGCGACAGGCAAACCAGTGGATCGAGGTATACATCACCACGTTTAAGGATATCTCAACCACGGAGGGGGAAGATCGGCTATTTATGCTGTTCAATCCTAACGGCGGATTATAG